AAAGCAATTTCTGCTCCCGCTTGGATTGTGTAATATTTGACATTGGTAAAGTCAGCTCCTTCGCTTGTTAAGTTAGCAGGATACGCACCCAAACGACAAACAGCATTAAGGTCGCTTGGTAATTCGTAAGCAACATTCTCAATAATTGTATTGCTGTTGTCGTACGTTGTGACGTACAAATTATCGGCTAAGTTACCGACTAACAAACCGTTGTTGTTGATTGAATATAACTGTCCCCAATCTTGAAGGCGAACAGGAATATAAACCCAGTCACTCGATAAACCTCTTGAAGGTGCTTCGCTCCATTTGTGCGTATCGACATTTCTTTCGCTCAATAAGTATTTATCTTCACCGTCTAACGCGTAGCGTGTATTTGGGTCTGGCTTGTATCCGTCTGCCACTTGATACTCGGCTAAGAATGCGAATACATCGTCAATGTCAGCCATTCCGCTACCGCTTACTGTGAATACTCCGTCAACCAGCCAACCTTCTTTAATCGTGCAAGAAATAAAAGCAACGCTTGTTGTTTCTTTGGTCATTGAAAGCTCGTTCGCTGTTCCTGCTTCGTGCGTTAACGATTCTCTAAATATCGGTGCAAGGTCTAAGATTCCTTTGTTCGCTGCGTTCGGTTGAACGTTCACTTGGAAAGACCCGAAGTCGAACACAAATCTAAACCCTGCATTCGCTACATTCGTCGAAGATGCAACGAGCATAAGTCGCTGACCTATTGGTGTGTATTCGTATGGTTGATCGTTGATTGTAATTGCCATTATTGTATCTCGTTAAATTGATTTTCTATTGTTGCTGTGAAGTCTTTCTGGTATGCTGCTACTACCTTTGATTCGTATTCGTCCCAAATGTTTTCCATTGCGTAATCGAAAGCGTGCCATCCCTTGATTCCGTCACGACGAACTTTAAACATAATGAGTTTCGCTACCTGTTGTTTTAGTTCCTCCGTTGACTTCTTGAACTTTCCACTTGATTTATCACGAAGGCGAATACCTTTTATTGTCATCCAATCGTAGATAGCTTTTTGCATTGGCGACATTTGTCCTTTCGCGGGTTTGCTTCCAGAACCTTTCTTGAAAGAGTATGGCGCACCTTGCGACTTTTGCGTTCCATTCACACCGTTCTCTCTGAACAAAAAGTATTGTCCTGCTTTGCCCTTCGCGTAGACCGAAACGTTGATGTTTTGACCTTTGATTTGTAACCTGTACTTCAAAGACTTTTCGAGCGTACCACTTGCAACCGCGTTGGTAAAGTTGCGCCCAACCTTTCGCTTCATGCGATAGTCGGACTGCATCAATTCGACAAAGCGTTTAGCCATGTCGTTGACCACAGCGAAGAAGTTTGGTGCGCTCGATTCGTTAGGCATCTTGTTTCTCTTGTTCTTCTTTTATCTTGTTGAAAAACTGAATCAATGGTAAGCCAAACTTTGTAGGCATCTCTTGAATGAAAGCATCTAACTGCTTCAAGTGTTCCTCTGTTAGTTGCATATTAGAAAGATAAAATTGTTACTCCTATTGCGTTCGCTACGCATTGTGCGACATACTCGTTGTCATATCCCCACCCTGCAAATTCCTCTTCGGTTAGCGTGTAGTTACCATTGCTCAAAACCTTTGAAGGCACTTCTTCAGTAGCCTCTGATTTTAACTCGTAGTAAGTAGTGTAAGTTGTTGCGCTTGTTTCAAAGTTGAGAATGAGTACACTCATTTCTGTTGCTGTTCCTGCATTTAGAGGAAAGACTATTGGTTGTATTTTAGCCATTGTATAAATTATTAAACTGATGTTATTGTTTCCCACGCTGAAGCACCTCTTACGCAAAGTTTACCCAAAGTAGTATCGTAAACCACCAACCCTGCTAAAGGTGAAGCAATAGCGTTCTTTTGCGTTGTGGTCATGCGTGGAAATAAGAAGCCTTGTGTTGTTGAATTAATTTGAACTGCACCACTTGTAGAGACACTAAAAATACTCGCTGAATTATGTTGCAAATCCATTAACAATTGTGTGCCGCTACCTACTGCTGTTGTAGTTCTGTTTAAGAATATATCCGTATTCGCAGCCGTTCCACTTGTTTGATTATATGTTGGTGTTAAATTGATTAACTTTTGAGATGTTGTATTTGTAATTGTTTGTCCGTACAAATAAACTCCCCCAACACCACTTGGATTAGTAGCAATCGCATTAAAATAACTTGCTCCACAAACATTCCAGTTTGAGTTATTACCATTAACTGTGTTCGATAAAGTTAATACTCCCGTCACCCTCGCCGTTCCATTCACATCGAGCTTATAACCTGCGTCTGTTGTTGTGCCGATTTGAACATTGCCTGTTGTTGCAATTGAAAATGCAGGAGTTGTAAAAGTTGAACCTCCATCAGTTGTAGATGGTGTGATATTGAAATTTTGACCTCTTAATCCAACACTAAATTCCCAATTTTTAAAACTGCTATTGTAGCCAAACATTTTTAATGTAGCGCCATAATTACCAGAAAGTGGTGGACCTAACTGCAAATTGGGGGATGCAGTTGTATTGCCTACTATTAAATCGTTTAAAAATCTGCTATTTCCTGTAACGTCTAACCTATAAGCAGGTGAAGCCGTACCAATACCCAACCTACTATTCGTATTGTCCCAAAAGAAGTTAGCGTTACTCTGAGCTATCGTTGTTCCATTGCTGAATAATACGCTTCCGCTTGTCAAAGAAGGTAGCGTGAACTTGCCGTTGAACGTAGACCAATCTGCAGCACTCAAAGCACCTCTATTTGCTGCGCTTGCTGTTGGTACATTTAGAGTTATTACAGGTGTACTTGTTCCATTTGCAACGGTGCTGCTTAAGTCTGTTCCTGTTGTGCCAAGTGTCAAAGCTGCTACGCTTGTAACTGTTCCTGGATTGCTCGCTATCGTAAACGTTCTATCTGCTGATAAATCTTGCGTTGTGCCATTGATAGTCAGCGTTCTTGCCTCTGTTACAGGTGTAAACCCAAGCCAAGAGGCAACTGTCTTATTAACCCAAAGAGTGCCGTCAAAGCCTAATAAATGTCCGTTAATTGGTGTAGTGCTAATAATATCTACATCGTGAATTTCCTTCAGCTCAAATCCATTCTGAACCTTTACAAATATCTCCCCATTGCCTGCGCTGACCTTCGTTACTATTCCGATAAAAACAAGATGCGCAGGTGCGTATGGTTTATTTGCAAGTCCGTAAATCAATGCGCCATTTACACCGAGCCATACAGGATCGCCTGCCGTTTGTCCCGCTGTATTTAAGCCACCGAGTAAACCTTCCGTTATAACAAAGCCTGTTTGATTACCTCCTGTTGTTGTGATGTCGGACTGCATTAAGCCCATTGTCTTACTGCTCGTTGCTTCGCTTGTGTTACTTGCGCGACCTACTAACATATTAGTACCGTTGCTTCCTGTAACGTACACCGCAGTTCCCTTTGTTATCGTTCCGCTTAACCCGTTGTTTTTAACGGTATGTTTTACTACGCTCGTCCAATCTGCAAAGTTTTCTTGCCACGTTGCGTTATAATCAGTAGCATCAACCTTCGTTAAGATTTGCCCTGCTGTTCCGCCTGCTGGTAATCCACTTGCAGGAATAGTAGGTTTGTTCTTAATAAAGTCTAACGCTGTATTGTTCGACTGATTCCAATCGGATTGAATTTGCGCTGCGGGAATGGTTGGTTTGTTGTCTAAATCGTTGTAATCGTTCGAGAAACCAACCGCGCTTATATCAGCAGTATTCGCCTTCAACAAGATTTCTTCTTGTAGGTCGTCAATGGCTGCTTCGATGTCGATAATCGTCTGGCAAGCAGGAAGCGTTACGCAAGTAAGACCTACTTCATCCGTCAACAAGTACCAACCGCGCACCCCTTCGTCGTTCGTTCCGTAATAGTAGTTCGGTGAAGGTTCTGCTTCATCGTTCACCAAAGAAACGTTTCCATTCTCGTCGCGAGTGATTGAATCGATGAAGGTCAAAATTGATCCTGTGCCACCTGTTGAAGATTCAAAGAAGTCGTTCCATTCAGCAGGAATACTGCACGCGTCCCAATAATAAGGAACGAGTAAATCTAAACTAACCGTCCAACCGGTAAGCGTGTGTTGAAACTCTTCAAGGAATGGTTCTAACGAAACGTTGTTCACAGTAATCAAGTCACCGAACAAAACGCGGTGGTTCGTAATCTCCGCAATCAAATCTTCTGCGATTCTTTGAAGGTCGGATAATACTTCGCGTTGGTATTCGGGTTTGTCTTCTTTGTCACGCGGCATATCCGCGAGGACAATCTGAAAAGAGAACGTCTTCATTCCTTTTGCATACGTCACGTTGGAAGGCACGACGTGCATGAATGGATATTCACCAAACTTTTCAAGGTCTGATACCTCGATTTGTCCGTGTGAAAATCTCTTTAATATAAAGTGTCCAGAGGCAAAAGCCTTGAACCTATCGATTAGCGCGTTGTAGCTTTGTACGTTCGACATAATTGTAGTCTATTAGGTAAGTCATAAATGTAAATATCTCCCACGCGCTTTTTTCCGTAATTGCATCAAGTTTTGTTATATCGCGCCCGCACGCTTCCATAAACAAGTGATACCAACCGTAGCGTCCTAAGACTTGGTTTAGGTTGTCTCGGTCTTCAATTGCTCCGTCAACTCCGTCGTCAACTTCTTCACTTCTGTCTCCAAATAATCGAGCGAAGTGTTGCTTAGTTCGTTGAGCAAAGTCGAAAAAAAAAGCATCGCACCGTTGAATTGTTCGAGCGTCATCTGCTCAACGTAGCCTTCAACGAGTTCTCTGTTTTGTTTGCTGTGAGGGATGATTGTGTATTTTGAACCCACGCGTTTGTCGATAGGTCGGTAAAGCGTTCCCATTATCTTGACCATATTCGTCGACACGTCGGAAGCCCACGTTGAGATGTCCGCGTACTCACCCATTGAGATTGAATAGAGGTCTGGAATGAAACCAAAGTCTTTGTCCTTGATCGTAATCGTCTCAAAGAATTTTGCGCTTTCGTTTAGTAGTGTTCCTTCGAAGGCTTGAACCAACGTCGGCAAGTGTTGGAAGGGAATCTGCTCCGCCTGTTCTTTGGTTAGGTTGCTGATTGAAACAAGACGCTCAATGTCGCTTTTCGCGTTGTGATAGTCAACGTATTGCTTGACGCTTATCGAAGAATAGTCAGCAGGTATACTTACTTTTATGCTCATTGTTTTGTTGTTTAAATTTAACACCCGACTTTAGCTTGGTGTGTTGTGTTAGCGATTGCTGTTACTACCTAACACAGCTACTTGCAATAATGTCGCGACCACCTGCAAGGCACTCTACTTTGAAACAAGAGGTAGGTACAATGTTATGAACCACAATACAAACAACCTTCGTCGTCGTCGTCGATAGTGTTTGCTTCGTTGTAAATGCGTATTGCTTCCATCTCGATTTGCTCTTTCGTCCACTCTGGGTTGAAAGCGCGTATCTGTGATTTTAGAAAGTTTAATTTGTTTTCACTCATTCCTTATTATAAGTTTAGTTCTTCGTTCTTTGTCGCAAAAATCTACTATACTTGCGACGAATCCACATTAAAGTGTTGTTTATTTTCCACTATCACCCTCTTTTTGTAGATTATTTTCCACTATCATACAATCAATTGGTCAATGTCTATTTCGTGATGGCTGAGTAGTGCGCGAAAGTATTCAAACACTTCTTCGATACCTTCCTGATACGCGGCTTCTTGACGTTCGTTATACTTGGTAAACTTCCTGTATCCGTTCATCTCAATTTCCCACAACAACATAGCCATATCACGAGCCTTTGTTATTCTGTTGAACTCCACACGATCGTTGGAATCTGAAAGGTCAAATGTCAAAGTTGCTTTACTCATTCGGTAATTTATCGAATTGGTGCTTATAATTTGTCGTTAATTATTATTTGAATAGGCGCATCGTTAACACCTGCAATCTCATTTCGTTCAACATAACCTCGTTTCTTTCCTCGCGTCTTCAAATAGAAAATTGTTGCGCTTGTGTTGGGTGCGTCTTGAATGCGGATTACTTCACCATCTGGTGTTGACACCTCGCGGTGCGCTCCCTTAATCAATTCAAACAACTGACTTTCTGCGAAGTCAACAGCAAGGTCAGACAATGATTCAACCTTCGCTTTGTAGTCTTCGTCTTCTTGCA